TGTTAATGTCGTAGCCTTGAAACAGCGAAACAATATCGCGGATGTACGGAATTATGCCAACCGTGTCCCAAAGCATGCTTGATAGGACTTCTTTTGAAAGAGATGCCGCAGTTACTTCTTCGTCGTCTTTGTTCCGCAAGTGTTTAAATGCAGTTGACACCATTGCTACAACAAACTGGTTTGCGATAAGTACAGCCGACACTCTCATAATACGATGCTTATTACCTGACCGTATCGCGTCAACCTCCATGTTAAAAGTTTTCATCGGTTCGCCCATAAAGGATGTCGCCATTTTTGCCATAATCGAATCAGTGTTTAATATTGGCGGAGTTGTAAAAATTGTGTTAACAACTTGCGTATTGGATATGACTTCTTTGAACCGCTCCGCCATTTTCGTCATGTCATATACGCCTTTAGCGGTCTGCTCCAGTTTAACCGCCGCCCAGATACGCCCCCATGTGATTTTATCTGCCTGCGACGGTAAATACCCGGACACTTCTGAAACCTTATCCATCATTGTCATAGCAGATCTGTCGTAGAGTTGCCGCTGATTTTTGCCGAATCCCATATCAGCGTAACCCCAATCTTTGATACGCCCTATAGGGTTATATTTTAGCATCTCTGCCATGTTCTTTTTGCGGGTTGCACGTGATTCAAAGTTTAATACCTGCATTAAATATTTCGGATTAATCATATCTGCCGCTCTAATATAAGATACAGGCTGTTTTGCCACAACAGAAAAGTTTAAACCGACAGCCGCCGCTTTGAATCCGCGCAGCAACTTACTGGATATTTTGTCGTTCCACAAGTTATTGGATAACTGCGCACCGTTAACCATACCCATAAATTTTCTAATATAGGTATCAGCTTCGGCGCCGTGCTTGTCTGAAATAACTGAAGCGACAGTCATGCCATGCTCGTCCTTATTGTTGAGCACGCGCTCCATATCGGAAAGCGGCTGTACATAGGAATTATAAGCCGCCATCTGAACGGTGTGATGGTCGAACACATCAATCGCACTTTTTATAACGATCGCATTTTTCGCTTCGGCCTTCGTCGCTTTAGTGGTGCCGTTGTTGGCAAGCTTCGGATCGCCTACGGTTTCGCCGTATGGTGATGGCAAACCGCCTTTATCAACGTCAATCCGCCAGTAGTTTTCTTCGGTAAATTTGCTGTACCCGTAAAGCGCAAGCGTAACTTCATTGCCGAGCGCAGACATTTCCGTCGTGACGTATTTGCCCATGGCTTCGGCGACACGAACCATATCGGGTGTCATTTTCGCTATTATCGCGTTTACATCGTCCTCGGTCACCATCAGCGGTGCCTGCGTTTTCTTCGCACCGGGAAGCATTAACGATATGCCGGCTTCGCCGTAGATGTGCTTGCGGGCTTGCGGACGCTTATTCAGCAGATACAGGTCAATCAGCATGGCGGGCGTAAACTGTACTTCATGGACTTCGCTTTTCATGTAGTCCCCATAAACTCCCACTGTGATTAAATCCGCATCTTTGCCATCCCACTTGGTTGTGTCGATACCTGCAAGGGTTTTCTTCATAAAATCGACTGTGCGCGTGACGGTTTCGATATATTTATCCTGTCCGCGCTCGATATTCATATAAAGATTTTCCATAGTTTTACCGAGCCGCCTGAAGAACGGGCGCGGGTCAATCATGGAGAAGTTCAGTAGGTTGTCTGCCGTTTCTGCTGCGTTTGTCGGGTCTTTGCGCGACGCTTTGCTCTTGTTATCGTCGCGTACCGCCTGACCTAATCCATCAATGGTTTCATGCTGGCCTTTAACAAACGCTTTGTTTTCGGCCGCAATAGCTTTATAAATGGATTTGGTTAGGTTGGAGAGGTTAAGCAGTTCTTCGCTGTTCATCTGCCGTATGGATTTGTGCTCCAGCGTTGCCTTGGCTTCGTCAAACATATTCTGCAAATCGGTATCAAGCACGGGCTTTACGCTGTCGTTTGTAGCGATATACAACCTGTATACGTCCGCCACTTTCGCTAATCTTTCCTTTAATACGTCAGACTTTTTCTTTCCTTTGCTGTCGCCGTCCTGAATAACTTCATCGGGAGAAAACTCAATCATGTTAAACAGTCCCGCTACAGCCTGCCGCATGTCGTCGGGTACATGGCTGTTTTTGTCCGGTGTCGATAACATCGTCGCCATTTTAACGCAGTTACGCTTCAACCGTCTGCGGATATCGGTATCGTTGCGGTTCTTTATGGCAAGCGCCACCGATGCATGTGTACGCTCCTTTAACTTGACAATTTTCGCGTCGTTTGCCTGATGCTGTTCGAGCAATCTTCGCGCCGTGTTCTCTTTGAGTTTTTCCCTTACCTGCTCGATACGTGCGTTCTTGCGTTCGCGCAAGGTATCAATTTTACTCTTGTCTTTTACTTTTTGCAATGTCAACTTTTTATCCGCTTTGTCGGCGAATGTCGGAGCTGCTTGCGGGATATCGTAAAATTTATCAAGTATATCATTAGCTATAAATGCGGACGCTTCGTCGAATACTTTGCCGCTGTACGGATTTTCATACACCGCGCCCATACCATCAAGCACATTCGAGATTTGCTGTAACTGGTCTGTCTGATTGATTATCTCTGACGGGAATAGCCCCTCGCCGTACAGTTCGGTCATCTCCGCGTACGAAGTGTCCACACCACGCCCGTCACCTTCTTTATCGGCCGTGAGTTTAAACCGCCCGAAATTATGTTTGCGGAACGCCCCGTAATCACCGAGATCTGATTTTTTCTCGGCCGCTACATAAAAGGTCTTTGCTTTCATGTACTTTTTAATATCACTATACTGTTCCAGTTCCGAACCGTTTACCAATACCTCCGAACCTGACAATATGTCACCGGCAATGTCACGCGCGGTATCGTACATCATGTTCCAATCCGTGCCGCCTGCCTCGTCCCCGTTCGCTACATAGGTGAACAATGCCGCCATTCTGCCGGTGAGATTGTTCATAGGAGTTACACTGTCATAGCCTTTACGAAGCTGCCGCACATAAGCCGTGACCGCATACACATTCGGTTCAATGGTGGTTGTGCGCTGAACCTGCTTGCGCTGCGCTGCGTTGAGTTCTTTAAGCTGCTTATTTTCCGATTCGAGCTGCGTAATGGTTGTGCGGGCCTGCTTCGCGGCGGTAACGTCCTCGCTTGTATTTGTAGCGGTGCGAGTGTTATCGGGGGTGATGGAATAGCGTATGTCGGGCGAAGTTGTAGGGGATTTGTTAGAGGTCAGTTTGATTTGTTCCTGCTTAAAGGCGACATAAAATGTATCTTTGAGCAATTCCTCGTCGGTATCTGCTTTTATAATTATTCCGTCATATCCCTCACGTTTCGCTTTGTCAATTATCGGTTTCTCATAAGACGGGTCAGAAAATTCATTTGGTTTCAGAGACGCTTCATATGGATTTGTAATGTTAAGATACATCTGTTTTATAATGTTGCCGTTTCTCACATACGCCATTTCTTCGGAGTAGTCAGAGTTTTCGGAAAACCAATAAACGCCACGTTTTGATTCAAATGTGTTAAACTCTTTATTGGTTCCGTGATATACAGGCTTTATTTTACCGTCCGTGTCAACTATTTTGCTATCCTTGAAATACTCCTGCTGCTTATCGCTTAACGCGTTCCCATCGCTGTCTGCCGCCGATATGGAATAACGTATGTCGGGGTTATTGCTGTCGTATGTGCCGACGTTATCGGTTGCGGATTTAATCTGGGAGGGGGAGAAGACCAGCACCTCGGAAAAATCCCCAAGATTTGTTGCGTATGGGCCTGTATCGTTATCGTGAAAAACAACACCGTCATAACCTTGCTTTTCAAGTTCCGTACGACGTTCTTCTCCAATATTGGCAATGTCGCTATATTCTGTCGCCATATACGGATTCTTAATGTTCAAATATGCGCCAACCGTTGGGTTGCCTGCCCCGCTCGGATAACTTGCTGCGTATTCTTTGTTTGCGCTAAAATATGCTCCTACCGTGCGCCGTTCTTTACCTCCACCTCTTTCCGACATATCAAACACGTTGATCCCCTTAATGCTACTTCTTCCATGATATACCTTTAAAGGTTTACCGCTTTTATCCACAACCCTGCTCGCTGTTTCGGGGCTATTCTGCCAATCGCCGAACCACTGCTTGAAATTATCGCTTTGTGTATCGTCTGCTTTCGATATACTCGCCGCCGTCTTAGCCTGTACCGTATCGGCTGCTCTCGTCTGTGCCAGTGCCTTGCTGTACAGTTCCTTCGCCCGTAACAGATACTTTTCCTCTGCCGTGCCGGTCAGCTTCGTCACCATGCCCGACAACCATGTGTGTATCTTTTCGCCCGTTTTCCTGTCGGTGCGCACTACATCCATGACAGCCGTTTCGTCCGTGAACAGTTTCGATTCTGTGTACTGTGCCACGATTTCGCGGTCTGCATCGGGTTCGTCAAAGGTTGGATCGGTCTGCCTGTAAAGTTCAGTGATGTCGGTACGCATCTGTGCAAGCGTCTGCGCGTCGAGCTTGCCTATAACGTATTCGCTCAGCGCGGTATATGCCTTAGCGTTTTCAAGGTTATGCGTCAGTTCATGCGCGATAATCTGCGGTGCCGCCTGTTTAGACGCGGCGTTAAGATATAACACGCCATCTTTGGTAAAGCCGTTTTGTATCGCGCCGTTACTGGATTCCTGCCTGTAATATCGAACATCTAAGCCGCCTGCGGTTGCAATTTTCGACGCTGTGCTGACCGATTCCGCGTCGGCGTTATATATCGCACCCGTGCGTTCCGTTTCGGTTTTAGCTGCATTATATCGGGTCAGCGTTTCATCACCAGTGACGCCGCGTAATCCTGTTTGCAACTTATTGGCAATAGCGGATACATCTGCGGCGTTGCGGTCTGCAAACGTCTGCGGCGTTGCCTGTGCGGCGTTCAGCTCAACATGGGGTAATTGCAAGGGGGCGTTTATCGTAGATTGCGGTGTATCTGTGCTGGTCTGTGCTGGTGCGTTCACGGACTGCGGTTGCGCTTTAACGGATGGGAGCGTAAGGCCGGTTTTAATGTCGGTTATAAGTTTACCGGCATCGAACACGCCGCCCAGCGCACCGCCGAGCAAACCTTGATACGCAAGGTCTCCCGCGTTCAGCTTTGCAGCAGGGTTATATGTAGTTTTCTGCATGGCGATATCTGCCACGCCCTGAACAACTTCCTCCGCGCCCTCGCCGAAAACAGACACCGCATAATCAGCCCATGCCTTTATGGTCGGGTTCGCTATCTTCGCCGTGAGGTCAACTCCGACTTTTTTCAACAGAGAATCAATCGCGCCCTCACCTTTGCCGAGAACTCCGCCGATAAGCATTTCACCCACGGACTGGTTCAATCCGTTAAGATACGCATAAGCCGATGCCTCTGCCGCTGTACCGCCTGCCTTCAAAGCCTGACGTTCGCCGGACGAATAACCTGCCGCAAACAGTAAAGCCGTGCCGGAACTGGGTATAATCATGTTTGTGACGGCGACGGGTATCATATATCCCGCGGACGACGCAAGGTCTGATAACGCTTTCGTAACATCATTATCGGTTAAATCTGCGTACTTATCGGCAATCTTTGCAGAGTATGCATCAGATTTGTCCTGTACCGTATTGCCGCTCAAATAATAATTCTGCCGCGCTTTACGTGCGAGTGACAGCGTTTCGCGGGCGTTATTAATGTATTTAGTTACAGGTGTTGTGGGTACTGCGGGCTTGGCACTCCATGCCTCCGCGGTCGTCTGCGCTTTCGGATAGTTCACGCCCCGCCCTTTAAGTGGTGAAACTACACTGTCAGCTACAGCCGCGCCGAATTGTGCCGCTCCTGCGCCGGCTTGATTTATCACCATGTCGCCGAGCGCAAGCGGATTATATTTATTTTTGTAATAGTCAATTTTTTGCAAGACGTTCATGTCTGCGGTGGGCTCAGGTTTGGCAACGGGGACAACGGTACGCGCTTTTACCGTCTCTGCCACTCTTTTTTGTATCGTTACCGCTGCTGCGCTTTCCGGCAACCGAAGACTTGAAGCGGCGATTATAGGTTTAACCGACGGGAGAGCAGGAGCGGCAGGAACGGGAGTTTTCTTCGCCGCATAATCCGCGGAGGTGCGTGCAATCGAAGCCGCTGCCGAGCCGAAATTCATCTTGCCGAGATTTGTTTCAAGTTGCTTATTGGCGACCGCTTTGCGCTGTTCTGCCACTAACTTATCATAGCGGGAGTTTCCCCCCGCAGTTTTATTACGTATCGCTTCCGCTTCTGCCGCGAGCTTTTCATATGCTGTCATGATTGCTCCTTATCTGAGTTTAAAAAACATTTTTCCGTTACTGCCAACCCACGATGCATATTTCGGATTGTTTATTATAGAGATTACCTGCGCTTCGGTTATGTTCGGCATACCGAGTTTATTAAGCGAAGCCGTGTCGTATGCGTCAAGCCATGATGTATCGCCTGCCGCCGGAGCTGCCGTACCTGCAGGAGCCGCACCATTCACGGTATACCCGTTATCGGTTAATTCCTGCGCCGTATATCCTGCGGCAATCAATATATCCCAGTTTGCCTGAGTACTTTTGCCATCATTATCATCGAAAGCGGCCATTGCCCCAGAAACCGCATCTCCGCTTGTACCTGTAGTTACGGCGCCACCACCCTGTAAAGCGGCAAGTTCGGCCGCGGTGAACCCTGCTTTTTTCAATACCGCTAAGTCAGACCCGCTGGCGTTGTTCGCTTTTACTCTATCATAAGCTCCGTTAATGTCTGCGGCTGGTGCGCCTGTGCTGCTGCTGCCTCCGCCTCCGCTGCTTGTTTTACCTCTATTTGCCGCAGAAGCATATGCGTCCGTTGTGTTTGCGTTGGTAAGCTCAATATCTGCCTTTGATTTGTCAATCGTCAACTGTGCTAACGCGCCGCCGTATAATGTACCTATAGGCAACCCGAAATAATCAGCCATTTCCTGCGAATTAATTGAACCCGAAGCCTGGAACAAATCAATCATGCGATTCCACGTTGTGGTGTCTTGATTCGAATTGAACTCTTCGATTTTATATTGGTTGTTAAATGTGTCCTGCCCTTGATTATACTGGTCAAGTTGTCTGCTATATGCTGTCTGCTCTGCCGTAGCTGCGCCCGTTGCCGCGTCAAGTTGTCTATTATAACCTGTCTGCTCGGCGTTAATATTATTATTAATGGTATCGGTAAACTGCCCATAACTGAAATCACGGTTTTTGTTCGACTGGTCAGCATCCGCTAAATATTTATCCCAGTTGAAATTCTTGCCATCCCAATACCGGGAATAATCAACCTGTTCCTGAGCGTTAACCGCGCCTGCCTTCTGGTTCAGCATATTAAAATCGTTCGTATACTTATTATATTCGCTGTCATATATCTGCGGCAGTTTGTCGCCGAGTTGACCCATATAATAATCGTTAGCCTGCCCTGCCGCCGATACCGCTGCCGTTGATGGCATACCACCCGTAGCAGCCGATAATGAACCGAGCGTGTCCTGCATAGCTCTGTCACCCTCACGGTGATACTGCTTCGTATACGCTTGCATTTGCGGGTTCGTGTCGGCGTTGAACTCGAACGGTTTATAACTCGTGATATCATTGAGCAACTGCGACTGCTTATCGGAGTATTGATTATTGTATGCCGGTTCGGGCATATATGTCGGAGCCGCTTCTGCTTTAAACGATGATGGAGTAGGTCCGCCCGGCTTATATGATGTGCCCGTAGAGCCACCGGTATAGTTGCCGTATTTGGTACGCATTGATTCCGCGTCGGCGTTGGCCAATGCCCGCGCGTCGGATGTCGTCGCCGCCATATAATCCTTTTTAGCGGATATAAGCCCTATGCCGAAGTTTGGATTACTCTTTGCTAAATCTAAATCGTACCGCGAAAACTGACTTTCGTTCAGCCCCGCGCCTTTCATCATTGACGTAAAATCGTCATATGTGTATGCCATTAATTAAGCCCCCTCAACAATCAATTCGTATGATTGATTAAACAAATCAGGATTGCAGGAGCATATCACCCCGTTGACGTCGCATGTGATGTAATCCCCAATTTCTGCCCTCGTGACTACCCCGTCAAGCGATATTATCTCAGCCCATTGCGCATTTCCCCCATATTGATTCCAAAAGTGCAATTTGCCGCATCTGTTTGCTACTACCGCCCATAGTGGAATGACAGATTTATCAACAACCCCATATTGAAACGCTTCAACCACTACCGGCTTATTACGATATGCCATTGATTATTCCTCCCTCATTATAATTCGCTCCCGTGAGCCGTATCACGCGTCAACGTGTTCAATATAACTTTACCCGTACCGGACAGCCTCAATCTGAAATGGTCTGCCATGTGCGGTATAACCGGCAGATAATACGACTGCTTCACGGCCGCTGTCAAATCCTTGACAAGCAGCCACACGTTGCCTGAATCGTACAATATTTCAAGCTTCATGGTTGCGCCCGTTTCGAGTTCCGCGCGTAATTGTAACTTTTTTATTTCCTTTTTATTAACGTCGCCCTCATACATGTCACCCATCTCATAAAGCCATGTAAGTGAAGTTTCTGCCGCAGAGCCTGTAGGCGCAACAGGATTACCGATAACCCATATACCGTTTGATACCGCCATATATAGGTTGCTGTACCATCCAAAACCTATAACGTGCGTCGCGTCTTCCCTGTGCCACATGTTATACCGCGGGTCAAACACAAACAGGTGCCAGGCGTTCGCACTATCCTGCATAGAGATATAATACTTCACGCCGTCCGAGCCGCCCACAGCGTTCTTATACCGCGCTCCGTCGAACGGTGCGGATATGTTTGACGGTATGCCGCCTGTGTATGCGACAACACCCGCGCGTGACATATAGTACAGCGTTTCGCCCGCTATTGCAAACGATTTATCGCTGCCTGTAGCCGTACCCATTGTAGCCGACGCCATTGCCTCATAATTGCTTGGTTTAGATCCATATACTTTGTAAATTGAATCCTCTTTGAAAAATATCGGGTAGCCGAGATACGAGAAGCACCCGGTAAAATCACCCGCCGAGCCAACATCGACCGCGTATGAATCTGTCGCCACGCCGTCGAATCTATTGAAGTTCTTCGGGTCACCCAGGGCCGATGAATATATAGTGTCACCTTTACAGCCCCATAAGCGATTATTGCACTCACATATAAAATCCATTGCCGGCACATCGCGGGAGAGTGTGACTGTACCACTTTCCGCGCCGACCTCGAATATGTTCTCATAGAAGTAAAGCGATTTCGCATTCGCCGAGATCTCGCGGATAATTGACGTCTGATTATTATTCGGGCGTGTCGTACAACCTGCAATCTTAACGGCATCACCCGCTATGAATGGAAATGCCGTGCTTGTAGTAGTGATCGCATTTGCCACGGCCGCTTCGCCGTAGAGCAGACCATCGGCGAACGCGATGGTACCCGTCCATAAAGCTTCAAGCGAACCGAACGTATTGTCAGACGGCTTGTAATACTTCTTATCCGGCATGATTATAATGTAGGCGTTTAAGGCGGCGAACGCTTTTGCACCCGTCGTCGCTGTGCCTTTAACCACGCCGTCATAATAGAAGTTTGTGCCATCAACGTAAAACAATTTGTCATATGCCCCGAATGCCGTTAATGCGGCAGGTGTTGACACCTTATACCGCAGACCGCGCGAACTCATAAGCGGATAATCGTCGGAGGACATATTTGTCATATTTACTGCGCCCTGTGACGTTTCCCTTATGTCATAGCCGCCGAACGACGATGTTGTGTGCTTAACTATGCCGTCGGGCGACGACATTACAGGCAGCATTATATAGCACCGTAGCCATCAACGTATTCTTCCTGCTTCTGAATAAGCACGGTATATGTAGCCATTTCGTTCTCAAGCCGCAACAGCTCCGCATCGTAACCGCTTCGAGTTGCCGCGTCTGCCGTTTCGATTTGCGCAAGAACCTGTTCTTGCCGCGCCATCATCTGCCCGAGCATATTTTGAAGCTGACCGAGTTTCATCATGTCGTCGCTGGGCGAATATGTATTTTCCACCAATTCGACGCGCCGGCCGTCAGTGTATGTGGACGATGTAATATTGCTTGTTATCATGTTATCCTCCTATTATTGTAAAACTCCGTTTATGTAGACGTCGCCGACCAGATGGACAGCCGAGTTTACGTTTCCTATGCTGATGTTTTGCGCCGTTCCTGTGTACGTACCGATAAACATGCTATATCCGTTTGGTACATCAATTGATATATTACCGGCATTGTATATTTTCTGCACATTAAGATCACCAACGATTCTTACGCCGTAGGCTGAACTGATACTAAGATAGCCGAAAGCATCACGTTCTATTTTGTTGTTAGCGTTGAAATATAGCGTTTCTATGCCGGATATTGACGGATTAGCCGAATCAAGCAGTAACGGAGCGTGAAAAGTCATGTACGGATAAGAGTTTGCCCCTAAGTAGTCCGCTGATATCTGACCTGTCCTGACACACGCGCCGCTTATTAGCGTTGTGCCGCCCGATAATCCCGCGGATGTGACAAATGCTCCTGCTTCAATTCGGTTAGCGTTTACGGTACCCGTCAGTATTCGCCCGCCATCAATGGTTGTTGTGCCGTATGCACCCACGTCACCCGGACGCATAAACGTCGTAAAGCCGGCAAAGTTAATACGGTCTGCGTTCATCGCCGCAAACGATTGACCGTTTATCGCAGACAGAACGAACGAAGCCTCCGACAAACCGCTGTCCTGCCCCGTATAACTTGCAATCAGCGATACTTTCGCGCCTGTGGCGTTTGCCTGAGTTTGCACGGAAGCGACCGCCTCAGATGTAGGCTTTGCGGTCACGACCCATCCTGTGCCGTTCCATATGTAATACGCACCGTTAAGCAAATATATCTTTGTTATATCGGTCATCTGCCCCGCCGATGTGATAGTAACCACACCCGCCGCACCTGTAAACTGTGACAGCATGGTAAGCGACGCTTCGTTTTCGTCTGCGCGGCCGATAATCTGTGACAGACTGCCTTCAATAGTTTGTATCTTTATATCGAGTGAACCAACGACTATGCCGGTAAGGTCGACAAGTTCCGTATCATTGAAGTTCCCGACGCCGATGTTGCTCATCGTATAGCGCAATTCTTCGCGAAGCATGTACAGATAATTGAGTACAGATTTTAAATCCTTTTTCGTGTCGTCACCGGAAACATCGGGGAAGCTTGTGTCAATAAATAATAAGTTGCCCGGCATTATATCACCTCTTTTTCGAAACGGCTGTAATTTGTTACCTGAACAACGTTTCCACATTTACATATATAAATGTCGCCATAACAACCGAACTGTATGTAACTGCCTAGTTTATCGGTACTTCTAATAAACTTTCCACATCTGTCACAGACGCATTCTCCCTGCCACCGCTCCGCCCCGATTGTGTCTTTCATGCCCGGCATGGTATCGCCTCACTTTATATTATGTATTTGCCGCTAATTAAATCGGTGTCAACGCTGGGAAGTTTTACGACAACCGTTTCGCCCGCCTCCGCAACCGCAACAGGGGAAGCTGTAACTGCAACAACAGCGGCGGCCTCCTGCTGAATGTTAAGACTTTTTACCGCTGCTTCAATTAAGGCGTCAATAGCGGCCGCGTCATATGTAAGACCTTGCTTATTTAAAAACTCCAGCACATAATTTTTCTTTTCTGTACCCCTGTCCGAGCCTTTATAAATCTGCGCTGCGGCAAGCACGGCCACGTTAATCCACGTCTGCAACTTTGCTTGCTGCACCGCGGTCGTCTTGGCCAAGATATACGGTATCAATACAGCAGTAATAATTGCGCTCAACAGCGCGATAACTGCCTGCGCTATAGGTGTCATGTCTATCATGGTTTATCTTCCTCCGGCTATGCCGGTGTTAATCATTTCATTTTTTCCGCCAGTTTCCGCCATAATTCCTTCGAATATGTATAACGGTTTATATAGTCCACCGTGGGCTTTTCCAGATTGCATTTTTGCACGACAATGGCAGAATAATCAATGTCTGCTATTACAGGCGGCTTTACGGCAGGCACCGACTTAACCACCGGCAAATCGAAATACCCATAATCAATATCAACGTTACCGCTTATGCCGTCTACTTTGCTCATGCCGAATTGCCAGACGGCAACTTTATTGAAACTATTATCTACCTTTGTATCGGGTACCGCCGCAAATGAAGCAGTCCCGGATGTTGATACCCACCGCGCAAGCCATAATGTATAAGGTTTAAGCACGGCGTAGTTTGTCCGTGACGTTATGTAATCCGGATTAAGGTATACGCCGGCGGTATGTCCTAACGCCTTTATGCGGTCGCAGAATGTCTTGATGATGCTTGTCCGGCTCTCAGCGGTATACTTTACACCCTTTGTCCCTGCGTACCGCTCCGTATCTGCCTCGAAGTCATAGAATACCGGCAAGTCAAGTTTATATGGCGCAAGCAGTCTATGGCAATAATCTGCTTCATTGACTGCTTCTGCCACGTTAAGCGCATAAGCGAACCAATATACACCGACCATGATTCCTGCCGCTTTTGCGGCTTTGATGTTGGTGTGGAATAAATTATCTGTGGTGAGACCATAACCTGCGCGAATCATGGCAAAGTCTATCCCGGCGGATTTAACTTTTACGAAGTTTATCGCGCCGTTGTGATACGATATGTCGATGCCTTTCATGTTTTTACCTCTTAAATAAATATGTTAATGCAAAACCAAGGATTGCGATTATGGCAACAAACACCCCAAGGGTATTCCGAAACTCCGCCTTAGTCATTGCAGAACCCGTAACAACACCTTTAGTTTCCGATGTACTGTTTTCCAAAGTTACAACCCTGTCTATCAGATTGAACGAAGCGCCAGAGCGTCCTATGTTCTCATTTTGGATTTTCTCCAATGCGGCAATGCGCTCGTTTTGCGCCGATGTCGTTAACGCCGACGACGCCGCGAGGGTTTCTGCGATTTTAGTAACAGAAGTTCTCAATGTCTCTGCATTTTCAGTCACCGATTTCGCCAGTAACTCAGCAGCCTTTGCTGCTCTGTCGTTCGCCGCTCCAACAGCAACAACATCAATTTCACGCATTTCTTTAATATGCGCAATTTCTGCGGCAATCATTTTGTCGAACAAGTCAAATCTTTTATCAAGATTTCGTTCCGACGCTGCAAGTAAATCCTCCAAGCGTTTGACGGTACCTTCTACAAGCAAAAGTACATTTGCTGAGGGATCCTGCGTACCTGTTATTCCTGTATCATTAGCCATTTACATCATCACCTTTCATTTATCGCCCCTCCGATATTTTATTTTATTATAGGTTCGTGCCGTGCTATGATTTTATTTTATAAGCCTTACAGTGCGTCATACTGCGCTTTGGTTTTGCCAAAATAAAAAGCAAGAACTTCCGTAGCGCTACTATAATACCAATAATTGCCCCATCCTACAGGTTTCGACGCGGCTTCGCAGTATATTATGGCTGTCAACCCGCATCCAAAAAACGGGGAATTAGTGGGCGTTTGGGCGATCACCGCTGTAACAGATGCCGGTATCCATGCTTTTACGAGATGTGTCATATTCATAAAAGCGTTAACGTCGATTTTGACTGCGCCATCCGGTATGGTAAGTGTCATAACGCTTTTATCAATTAACGCGAATAGTAACGTATTGTCCTGCGCGACCATTGACCCGCCAACGCCAAGCATCGTCACACCGCTTTTAATATTGCCTGCTATGATTTTTGCCTGTTCTGTTGCAGATATTGCTATGCTGCCCGAACCGTTGTGATACCCTGCCGACGGCGTAACCGTTCCCGCTTTAGTGGAAATAGTCGCTGTCTGCGCTCCGATGTTCGGCATTGTACCGTCTGTTTTGCCTGCGGCAAGATATGCATTATGTCCGGTTAATATGTCGCCTGCTGCCGCTGTAGCGTCCGCTGTGCTTGCCCCGCCGCCTTTTGCAATTTGATTAATTATCATCTTAT